GAGTTCACTCAGTGAAATGAGTACAAATGTATCAAACTCATGGAACAGCTTTAAAAGTGGAGATTTTGCAGGAGCAGCCGTTAGTGCAATTAAATCTGTAGGAAGTGTAATAAAAGGCATAAATGCGATACATGATGCTAAATATGAACGAAAGATAAAACGGCAGCAGAAAAATATAGAGAGTTTGCAAGATGCTTATGAAATTTTGAAAGAAAAGATAGATAAAGCGTGGGACATAACATCCTTGAACAATGCCACAAAGCAGACGACACAGAATATAGACCAGCAGATACGTTCCTATCAAGAAATGATAAATGCCGAACAGAAGAAGAAAGATACAGACGATGAACGTATTAAAGAATGGAATGAAGCAATTAAAGAATTGCAAAAGACCAAGGAAGAGATAATAAAACAAGAACAAATGGATTTAGGCGGTATTGGCGGAGAATCAGAGTATAGGGATGCGGCTGAATCTTTCGTACAGGCATGGATGGACGCTTTTAATGAAACGGAAGACGGGCTAAAGGCTCTTAATGAAAACTTTAACGATTTC